GAATAAGACTATTGTTCACGTATGTGATACAAAATATCTTCCGCAAATTCGACAAGATTGGCATAATTACTGTCTTACTCATGGCATTTATATGAAATGTTTCGAGATACATAAAGATAATCCAACGGCATTATACTTCCCATAAGAGGTTCTATGTACGAATTTGTAAAGTCATTATTGCCAAAGGAAGTTCTTGCTATTACGGATGTAAATTCAAAACTAAAATAGGACTTAAGTAACATGAGTTTAGACCAATTGATGCTATGGCGTTTTAGAAACATTGAAGGTGTTCTTGATAACATTCAATCATGGAATATGGTTGAATGTAAGTTCGAAGACGGTTCAACTATTACTTATGATTATACAAATAACATGGTCACTATTGATAGTAAAAAGAAAATTTTCGCAATGCAACCAGTCACAGTTCCATTATCGGCATGTACAAAGGAAGCTATGATTTCAGAGTATGGGTTTGTAGAAAGAACTACAAATAGACATAATTTGAGTTATTATAAACAAGAAGAAGTTAATTAACGTATAAATACTATGTGAACCAGGAAGAATTTAAAGAGTTTATGGCAGCACAAACAGATGCTATTGAGGTAGCTAAGTGGTTGCTAGGTGAAAAACTCGGAAGAGATCCTGGTCAAGAATTTGTAATGCAGTGGATCAAAGAACATGGACAAGAGTTTCGTGATAATTGGCCCACATATTCAGCCGAATGGCATGAAAAACATAAAATTTAGTCAGATGTTTCACTGACTAAAGACAAATACACACGGACGTGGTATGAGTCTTGATTTGAAACAATGGACACGGTTAGGTCCAAGGTAAAATTATGTTTAAGCAATTTGAAAATCTCTTTTTCAATAGTATCATCGATGACTTTAATGCACTTTCTGGCATTAAGCAAGTCGAAGAAAAAGTTACACTTCCTCTAAATATCATTCATGAAACAGATGGTTCTAGCACTGTAGAACTTGCAGTTGTTGGAAAATCTCGTGAAGACATTGATGTTCAGGGTGTTATTGAAGATAATAAGCAGTTCTTGATCATTAAGTCAATTGAAAAAGAACTTACTGACGAAGAAAAGGCTGTAGAAGAAAAACGCGATTATTCTGTTCACAAAATCAAGGGCGTAAACAAACTTTACGCTAAGATTCTTGTTCCAGCAAGACTTAACTTGAAGGAAGCAGAATCGAAGGTTTCTAATGGTCTTTTGACTGTTAAGATTCCTGCTGTCGAAAAGAATGAACCAGAATTTATCAAATTCGACATTAAGTAATTCGAATATTTTGTGATTTTATTATTCGACACCTGTTTACAAAGCAGGTGTCATTTATTATATTACAATCATGATTGCATTAGAAGAATTAAACGCTTTTAACAAACGACTTGAGTTGATAGTCAACAATTCAACTTCTTTGGAAGAAAGAACAATGGCAAGCTGCGTTCTTGGTAATTTACAGAATATAGCTACGCAATTATCTCGTATTCCGCCTAAAGATTTTGAAATGCTCTGTCAGCAACAAGCTGAACTCGAAGAACAATCTAACAAGGAAGATAAATGAAGAAATTCTTAGCCTTAGGCGTAATTGCCGCTGCTATGACTGGATGTGAATTACAGCCAGTCGAATTTAAAAGCAATGAAAAAGCACAGATGTATGACAATGGTAAGTTGATTTACGAATCCGATTGCGCAGCATTTGTTGGTTTTAACATTAATGAACGCAATACTGGCGTTCTTCGTCTCCGAGATGGAAAGATGAATACGACTGAAGTTCGTACATTCGACATGTCAGAAAAATCTCATAATTACGTTTTCAAGAAAATTACTTGTAAGGAGTAAATATGCAGTCTTGGATATATTATATTTGTATTTTCTTTCTTGGTGCAGGCGGTAATTTCCTTATGGCATATTGTTGCGATATGGAAAAGCCTAGTTTGCCAATATCTGCTTCGTTCGTATTAGGCATTTTGCTTGGTCTTGCTTTAGCAGTTGGTTATATTCACGGAAAAAGCGAGGATTAAATGTCTCGTTGGAAATGTATTGCAGTTATAGATAATCAAGCTCTTATTTTTAAGCGTTATGCTGAAAATGAAGAACAAGTACGTAAAGAGCTTTTGGAGTTTATCAAAGAACGATATAAAAAGGATGCTGAAATAACAGAAGTAATTCTCGATAAAATTCATCCTGTTAAACAAGAAGAGTAAATCACGAATGATACAGACAAGCTTGAAGAAAGAGGAGAAGGAAAAGTTTGATTATCTTAATCAAACTTCCTATCTTCTTCGATTGAACTTAAATAGATTGAATTTCGATATTCATGCTATAGAAGTTAATTCTTGTACAATTTGGCATGTAACGTATTGTGATACAGTCATTGGAACTATTACGTTTAGAACTAATGAACATGACTATACGTTCTGCAATGTTAGACTTTACAAATATCTCAAACTTAAAAACATCGAAAAGTTCTCTGATTTTGTGATGTCTGAATATTTCGACTATGACGAAAATGGTGAGCCGATCAAATTCAACGTTGATAAGTTCGACAAATATTTTAAAGCGATTGTTGAAGAAGTATTTCCTCGTGAAGAACTCGTACAGGAAGAAGATAAACATGTAATTAACATTAACGATAGTATTTCAAGATTGACAGAATACTGTGATGAATTTGATGAAAAATTCTCCAAGAATACGCATGTTCTCGATATTAAAAACCTGCTTAAGGAAAATGAGAGATTGAATGAAAACCTTAGCAAACAAAAAGAAATTTTTGAAAATATTTAAAAATTAGTATACACCTTTAAAAAATTTAATTATACTTTCAATATGAAAAATACAATGATTGTTAATTTGTATGGCGGTCCTGGTACAGGAAAATCAACATGCGCAGCATATATCTTTTCTAAGTTGAAAATGATGCGGTATTGATGCTGAATATGTAACAGAATTCGCAAAAGACAAAGTTTGGGAAAATAACAAAGAGGCATTTAAATGTCAGTTCTACATTTCTGGAAAACAAGCATTTAGAATTTCTAGATGTTTTGGAAAAGTTGATGTAATTGTTACTGATAGTCCAATCAGACTTGGAAAAGTTTATGCCGATTTGAATAACAAACCAAAGCTCGGTGATGCATGTGTTGAAGAAGCAGATGTTTATCGAGAAAATTCGATTGAGATTCTACTTAGGAGAGTAAAGCCTTACAATCCAAATGGTAGAAATCAAACAGAAGATGAAGCAATAGCAATTGACAAAACGTTAAAACAAATGTTAACAGAACAAAATGTTTCATTTGTTGAGTATGATGGAAACGAAATTGGTTATAACAAAATTTGCAACTATATACTTGAACGTTTAGCCAAAACATAAATAAACATACTTATGCGACTATAACACAGTCTGGTTAGTGTGCTGGCTTGCCAAGTCAGATACGTGGGTTCAAATCCCACTAGTCGCTTAATAGATACTAACAGCATACACATTGGCTATTAACCCGTGTGTCGTAGGTTCGAGTCCTGCCGAGTTATCCTTGTGATAACTTGTAGCTCAATCGGTAGAGCAACGTATGAAAACGTATCTAGTAACTTTTAAGATGTTAACCGCAAAACTCTTTCCAGAGTACGTTCAGTTGGTTAGAACGCTGTCGCAGCGAAAGCATAAGACGCCAGAAGGCCCCTGGTTCGAATCCAGGCTCCGGACCAAAATGAATAACATCTTGTTATGCTGAATATGGTGTAACGGTAGCACAGAGGATTGTGAATCCTCAGGATTAAGTTCGACTCTTAATATTTAGCCTATGATACTTACAGCAAGTTAATACTTAATAACTTATGATAACTGTACTTAAGGTGAATTGCCGTGGTTGACGAGGACATGGTTGGTGATTGAAATACATTGCCACTTTGGCTATGACTGAATACTAGTTATACTGATCATAGTCTAACTCTCGGGAAAACTTTCCGATAGCCCATGCACCTAAGCACTAGTTTCCAAGACGAACTAACTTGGTGTTTTGCAAGCTAACAATAAACTTGATAGTCGTCGATCACATCGACTAGCGTTAGCGAGAAAACGCTAACTGACCTAAAGCAGGCTACTAGCTAGTCAAGTAAGAGTAGACAAGCTGTAGCGGGTATACTTAGGCTATACGTCAGAAAGTATACCGACAGTATCATGTTTTTGCCTGTTCGCCAAGTTGGTAAGGCACTGCACTCTGAATGCAGTATTCGGTGGTTCGAACCCATCACGGGCAATTTGTCTTCCTGATAGTTGGGTCAAATCAGGTGACTAAACTGTTCCAAGAGAAGATGACAGTAGTTTGGTAGTTTATCGAAACTATTTGACTTCCAGATAATACAAAAAAATCGGAAAAATAAATTATAGATAAGAATTGGAATGAAGTCAGTGATGTTAAAACAATTAAAACACGAGGTAAAGTAGAATGATAGATTCATGTGTTCCAGGTCAGATGAATGTTACCGGAAGAATGATGCATAATAGAGTAGGAGGCAATCAAGAGCATACTGAGCCATTTACTGCTGCACTTGCGATAATATTATGCTCAATGTGTACTGGGCTCAATTGGCTGATTGCATTTCTAATTGTTATTGGAGTTATTAACCCTATAGATGGTAGTGTAATTGATAGTGTCACTTTAATACTACTTTCAATTGTATCAGGATTGCTTTCATTTATTTCTTTATGTCTAATAATGGCATCTGCAAGAATAATTGATTTATGATTAAACTAATGGTATGTGGAAGTCGAGCAATTGTTGATAAAGATACGAACTGCAATAAAATGCTATGTAAAACTGCTGCCATTATGGCTTCGGAGGTTTGAATCCTCCCGACTCCGCTAAAAATAAAAGCACCTAGTTTACACACTAGGTGCTTTTTTATTATATCTTGCGATATAAAATCAAAAATAAAAACATGTAAAATTATAGTAGACTATACAGAGGAATAGGACAACTAATATGGAAACACGAGACATGAATGCAAATAAATTGCAGACAGAAGAGCAGAAGATTCACTGGCTTGAGAATGAAATTAAGAATATAGAGTATATCCTTTCTTCTGACTGCATTAACAGAAACAATATGTTGTGTCATCTTCAAATGTACAGAGAGCTTCTTGCTATAAAACGAGAACTCAAAAATGAAATGCATTGGCACAAGTATACAAACTGCAGTGACGCACCGAACGTTAATGAGCATCAGAAGGAAACGTTCTTGTGCAAGGTACAAAGATTCGCGAAAGATACTGAAGAACCTATAGGCGCACCTAGTTATCAAGTATGTGTATGTGATGACAATGGAAGTTTCTTTGGTATGCAAGGCAGTAGTGATTTATGCTGGGCTGAGGTTGTTGCATGGACTGACATCGTGCCTACTACTATTGGAGAACACTTCTATTTCTGCACTTGAAGTAGCAACTGCATTAGCTGTGATAATGCCTGGAAAGTGAGAAGATCACCACCAAGAGCCAATAAATCACAAATAATGCTTAAATCGTTTACAATTTTGCAAAAATTTATTAAATTATATACATCAGATTTAAACAGCAATAAACATTAAAAATCTAGAGGAGATGCTATATGTCTTTTACTTCCGCACTTACAAATACACTTTCTAACGCAGTTCAGCTTACTGAAAATGGTGCAGTTGGCTACGTAACAACTGGTAAGAACATCGTTGATATGTTCTTCAAGATCTCGTCTTATCGTAATATGCCGGAATCGGCTATTAAGGCAGACTTTGCTAAAGTGTATGCGGAAAATCCTAACCTTGCAGTTAAGTTTGCATTCTATGTAGGTGATATTCGTGAAGGCCTTGGCGAACGTCGTGCATTCAAGGCAATGATTGAATGGCTTTCTGCTGTCGAAAACTTCGACAAGTTGATTAAGTACATTCCTGAATACAACCGTTTTGATTCTATGTTCGTACTTCGCGGTACTGCATTGGAAAATCAGATGGTTAAAGCGATTAAGCAGCAGCTTGTTTCTGATAAGAATGCCGAACATCCTTCTTTGCTTGCAAAGTGGATGCCTTCAATCAACACTTCTTCTCCAAAGACTAAGGAACTTGGTCGTTGGTTTGCATCTCAACTTGGAATGACTGAACGTCAATACCGTAAGACTTTGTCTGGTATTCGTCAGAAGTTGGAACTTGTTGAAAGCAAGATGTGTGCAAATGAATGGAACTCTGTTAACTACGAACATGTTCCTTCTAAGGCTAACTTGATCTATAAGGACGCTTTCTTAAAGCACGATGAAACACGTCGTCGCGAGTTCTTGGAAAAGGTTCTTAAGGGAGAAGCTAAGATTAACTCTGGCGTTAACTTCCCTCATGATGTAGTTCATAAGTATGGTCGTTGCCCAATGCGCAAGGACGATGCAATTGAAGCTTTGTGGGCTAACTTGAAAAACACGTTGAATGATGCTTCTAGCAATATCATGGTTGTTCGTGATGGTTCTGGTTCTATGACTCGCACTATCTCTGGAACTTCTATTTCTGCACTTGAAGTAGCAACTGCATTGGCTGTCTACTTCTCTGAACGTCAGACTGGTGAATTCAAGAACAAGTTCATTACATTCTCTAGCCGTCCAAAATTTGTCGACTTGAGCAATTGTAAGACTTTGCAGGAAAAGCTTAGAGCATGCCATCCATACGACGAGTGCTCTAACACTGATATCGAAGCAACCTTCAACTTGGTGTTGAAAACTGCAGTTCAGAACAACTTGAAGCAGGAAGAAATTCCTACTTTGTTGATTGTGTCCGACATGGAATTCGATCACGCAACTACTATGAGTTGGAACGCTCATGAAAGCGAGTTCGTTACTTTGTTCAAGACAATTGAAACTAAGTTCAAGGCTCATGGTTACGAACTTCCTAAGTTGATCTTCTGGAACGTTATGAGTCGTACCGGTACAATTCCTATGAAGGAAAACGCAGCAGGTGTTGGCCTTGTCTCTGGTTTCTCCACTAACGTTATTAAAGCAGTCCTTTCTAACGAATTGGATCCTTACCAAGCAATCGTCAAGATCCTTGACAGTGAACGATATGCAAGTATCAAGCTTTAATTGAGAAACATTAAATGATGCATGGATTAAAAATCCATGCATTTGTCGTATACATATCTTGAAAAATTTATTATATTTAGTAAACAGAAAGGATTAACAAATGAAGTACAAAGAATTCAAAAAATGGTGTAATGAACGTGCAGCAGATAGTATGTGGGACATACTCACAGCAATGAAATGCATTGAAGTGATGCGCGTTGTAGACAAGTTTTGGTTTTGGAAGCGAGATAAAATCTGGCGAGAATATTATGAAGCTTTCATGTTGGCAACATTTGTTAAACCGACAAACAACTTGATCGAACAATACAAAAAGAGTAACGCAAATGAAACTACTGTATAATGGCATGGAAATTACATGCACGCCTGATGAATTCGAAGATTTGGTTATTCGTGGTTTATTGCCAGGTCGAGAAAAACTCAGCAATATAAATGATAAATTGATTAATCCGCTTTGGGATCATTTACCTAAAGAACTAAATCAACCAACTATTACATGTCAATCTGTTGAAACAGACGATCAATATAAGTCAGTTTGTACGTCGAATGTTTCTATTTCTCAAGAACAATTAAACAAGCTTAACGCAATAGTAAATAAAGATGAGCAATCAACCTAAATTTCCTATCTCTGATGAAGAAATGAAAGTACTTTTAGAAAAGTACCCATTCTTGAAACATCGTTATTATTGGAAACCAGTACCAGAAGATGTTAACAAGACTGATGCAGAAAACATTGAAAACAATTGGTACAAGTATTGGGACGGTTCTGGTTGGGAAGACTTATGGAAGAATCGTTATTTGCCTCGTTTGTTTAAGGCATATAATTCTTGGACAAAAAAAGATAAATCACAATTTCACTTTTCTCAAGTTAAAGAAAAGTTTGGTAAATTACGTATTTACACTTCATTCAGCACTAAAGAGCGTTTAGAAAGTATTGCTGAAGCACTTTCTGGATGGATTTGCGCACGTTGTGGTAAAGAACCTCGTGACCAATATGGACATAGAGTTATTTGGACTACTGATGGTTGGATTACACATCTGTGTGAAGAATGTGCTAAGAAAGAATTACGTGATAATGGCGTTTCTGAAGACGATTTGCTAGACGAACTTGCTAAAATGAAAACTACTCAAGTTAAACCAGATGGCTTTATTCAATTTAGCCATGAAGGTGAAATTCGTACTACTTATAAAGACACACCAGATGGCTGGTATGAAGTCGATAAGGTAACAACAATTCAAAGGAAATAACATGGCAAAGTTTAACTTTTTCGTCCAAGCAGAAAGATTATTGAATGAAGCTCTTAAGTATTATCCTGATAATGAAATTCTGATGATTATTATTAAGAAAGATTCTGTTATCGTATTTACTGATACAATGCAGCAAAGGGACTAATATGAATTGTTATTTGATTACAATCAGAGTTGCATACAGTTTATCTAGCAACACTTATTACACTAAGATTTTCAACACTGATAAGACTGGTGTAGAACTAGGTAACGAACTTAAGCTTATCGTTCATGATATTCTTGTAGAACATGGCGATACTGCTTTTGAAAATTCAACTTCTATACTTTTATTCGAGAAACTATGAAAAAGCTAATTATTTTAAGAGGTATTCCTGGTTCAGGAAAAACAACTCATGCACGTGAGTTAATGCAGTATTACATCAAGGAAAACAAGACTGTTACTCATTTCGAAGCAGATATGTTTTTCACAAAGCCAGATGGCACATACGATTGGAAGCCTAGTTTGATTGGTGTTGCTCATAAGTGGTGTCAAGATAAAGTTCGTAATGCTTTGAATACAAACGATGTTGTTATTGTTGCAAATACAAGCTTAACAAGAGCAGAAGTTGATACTTATGTCGAAATTGGTAAAGCTGCAGGCGCAGACATTGCTATTCAAAGACTTACAGGCAATTATCAAAACGTTCATAAAGTGCCTGACGAAACTTTACAAAAGATGAAAGAAAAATTACAAGACTATCCAGGCGAAATCATAGTGTGATTTTGTATACGTATGGTTTTATATAACTATTTGAGTTATTATGTGAAGCAATATATGTAGTGTTCGGCTTGTTATGCAGTTTCGGAGTTGGATATTACTTAGGCGGTGAAGCTGCGCTAATATTCAAGCGAGCCAAAATAAATATAACATGAAAAATCGTTTCTTTAATATCTTAATACCAGGCGTATTTTTACCGATGTGTCTTGGTACCGTTTATAATTTCTCTCAATATTCAGCCAATATCATGCAATGCTTTGACATTACAAAGTTTGCAGCAGATATTGGTTTTACTCTTATCATATTCTGTCTAGGATTTGGCGCTGCTATCTTTGTAAGACAAGTAGAATTGAATCCTAAGAAGATGGCGATAATAGCATCTATCTTGTTTGTATTAGGTGTTCTTGGTTTGAGTTTGTCTACTGCAACTCAAGTCTTGCCACTTTATTATCTGTCTTGCGCTATTATGGGTACAGGAACAGGTATTGGCTATGTTTCACCGATTAAACAATTGATGTCTGCTTATGAAGATCATAAGGGAATGGCTAGTGGTTTAGCTATTTCTGGATTCGGTCTTGGTAAGTTCGTTGCTGCTCCGATTTACGAATATTTGTTAGCAAATTGTTCTTTACCTGTTACATTCTTGTTAATAGGTTGTTTATTCGCAGTTATTTTAGTGTTATCAAACTGTTTATTCAAGCCAGATCCGCGCTACGTTTCAACTATATATACTGCTATTCCTATCAAGAATTTGCTTAAAAATAAATTATTGACAATGAGTTACATTTCAGTTTGGTTGATGTTCTGCATTAACATTTCTTGTGGCCTTGCTATTATTTCACAGGAAAAAGGATTGTTGCTTGGTCTTGGATTTACCGATATTGCTTTAATTCTTTCTATTACTGCAATTATGAACATTCTTGGTAGATTCGGATTTTCTACTTTGTCTGATTACAAAGGAAGAAAAGCTGTTTATCATTTCATTTGCTCATTCGGAATTTTAGCAGCATTATTCTGCTTTACGGGAAATCCTGTTTTATCACTAATTGGTATCTTCCTTTGTGAACTTGCATACGGTGGTAATTTTTCGACTTTGCCATCTTTATTGAGTAAATACTTTGGAGATTCTTCGGTTTCAACTGTTCATGCTATAACACTTACAGGATGGGGATGCGCAGGCATTTTCTCGATTCTGTTAGCAAATTTCTTTACAACAAGCACATTATTTATCATTCTTGGTATTCTTTACTTGATTGGATTTGTAATGATGGAAGTATTTTTGAAGCAGAGGTAAGTATGTATAAGTTGAGTTTTGATTTTCCTTATGGTGTTACATATTTGAAATCAGTGTATCTCGATGATAGAATTTCTTGTACGATTGAAATTCCTGAATTCACGTCTGATATAAACAAAGCCAAAAAATTTGAAAATAAGATGGATGCAGAAAATGCAGGTCGATTTTTTGGTGGAAAATATGGCTATAAAGTCATAGAAAATTAACATTTTATCACATTTTTTAAACAAAACTACTGCTTTTAGCAGTAGTTTTTGTAATATAAATAACTTATGTGAATTTATTAAAAGGTGTGATTTATGTCAATTAATGAAACATTAGCAAATACTTTCGATATTGAACTATCTGAACAACAGGTAGAAGATACATCGTCACGTATAAATGAAATTAAAACAGGTATAGCTGAACAAAAGTATACCCTTGAAGATAAAGAATATATTAGAGCAGAATTGCAATCTTTGATTGAAATCAATAGATCAGTTCTTGAAACACTCAGCGAACAATGTAAATTGGGTGCTCCTCCAAGAATGTATGAAGTATTTGCAACTTTATCTAATACAGTTTCTACAAACTTGATGTCTTTGGCTAAACTTGACCAGACTATTACTGATTATCAAGTTAAAGAATCTGATGAGAATTTGCGTAAAGAAGCAATAGCAGAACGCAAGAATGCGTTAATTTCGAAAGCAAATAACGGAAATGTACCAGCATTAACGCAAATAAATAACACATACAATTTTACTTCTAATGAAATGCTGAACATGCTTAAATCGCTGGATTTGAAGAATGAAGAAGTTACTGCAGAAGAAGATTTACCAAAATTTGATTTACGTTAATATGAAATTTTCAAGTTATTACAAAATGTTGCACCGAGATGAATTCTTTGACGGATTCTTCTCGAAAGAAAAGGCAAAACTGTCTGAAAATTGTATTGCACATGCTGAAGAATTGTATAAAGATACACTAGAAATGCTTTGCGAATATATATTAACAGAGAATAAGTTTGCATTGGGTATTATGCTAACAAAGCAGAATTCTAAAATTGCTAAGCGATTCTTTGATTACTTAACAAATTCAGACACAATTCACATGAATAAGAATGCAATTTTAGAACGCATTGATAATTTTTTCGAAGAGGTTAAACTAGATGAAAACTATAGACGAATACTTAAGTGAAAATGTTAAACCAGTGAACTTTGATAAAGTTCTCAATGTTGGTAAAATTAACATTTTTGAAGCCGAAGATCCTATGGCTGCTGACCCACTGGGTGGTGATATGGGTGGTGATATGGGTGGTGATATGGGAGGCGATCCTATGGGAGGTCCTCCAATGAGCGGTCCAAGTGGAGATGATGCAGGCTTTGATAACGCAGAAACAAATGACGATGATGAAGAAGAATCTGTTGAAGACAAGAAATTGAAAGAATTAGATTTGGAAGGTCATGAAGACGATCCTGACGCAACTAGCGGAATTAAAGATATTGACAATGCTACACTTCCTGCAAAACCAGCTGCTGAATCCATTTATGACTTTAATTCACTATTCAAATCAATTGCAGCAGTTCGTTCTACTGCATCTGAAGAAGAATTAAAGGGATTTGATCAGATTGAAAAAGCTCTTACATTGATTGGAAATGGTAAGAAATTGAAGATGGAAGATGTTGCTTTCGATGATCCTGAAAGCGCAATGGAATTGATTAACAAAGTTGAAGAACCTTTGGATATTAAGTTGAAAAACTACATTGACTTGAAGATTAAGCAACCAATTATTCTTTACCGTGACCAGAATAAGGCTGATATTGCTGCTAAGGCTGCTGAAAATGATAAGGCACGTGATGCAATTGATGCTTTAAACAAAAATACTACAGAAACAGAAGAAGATAAAAAATAATTTATGAAGTTAGCAGTAAATGATTTTTACAACTATAGACCTGCATCGCAATGGGCATTTGATGTAGCATTTTCTGACGTCTGCTTATTGTCAAACAAGTCAAAAATAAATGGCGTTTATCAGCCTATGGCTACAGGTGTATTAACTGACGAAGATTTACTGCGTATTAGACAATCAGTAGTAGCTGTAACTCAACCAAAGTTCTCTATTACTCCTAATATCAAGAACTATGGTCATTTCGATTTTCCAATTCCGATTTACGATACTAACGATATTAGATTGACAGTAACGTTTGAAGATACAGATGATTGTCTAATTTCCTTCAAATTATTAGCAGCTTTAAGCGGAAATTTAGTCACACCTAAAGAAATACCTGTATGGACTAACGTTCATGCAGGTATCTTCATTCGTTTATACGAATACGATACTTACAATTTGGATTTAACACGTCCTAACACTAAATCTGCGCAAAGAGCAAACTATAATACAACTGCAGTTAAATATTACTACTGCAAGTTAATTGAAAATACTGAACCAAATTACAATAGAAATAGCGAAAGTCCTTCTGCTGCTACTTTGAAATTGACTTTTTTGTCAGTTCCAGTGTTAACTTACACAGTTGATACAAGTGCAGTTACAGCAACTGAACCAAGTGTAGTAAATGTTACAGAATTACTTGAAAAATTCTGGGAAAATTCTAAGAATCTTGTTAAGTCACTTGATAAATTTATTGAAAGTGCATCAAATGATGCTTATAAACGCTTTAAGAATAGTAATTTTGCAGAGTTAGCAACACAATATAACGAATGGGCAAAACAAAAAGGTGAAAAGTACATGACACCTACATTGGCAACAATTGGCGAATGGGTGCGTAGTGCAAAACCTCTTGCTCAAGATGGTAAAGAATTCTTTACAGATCAAGCTCAGCATGTTTGTGCAGCTGGCGTTTCTTGGTCTTATGCATTACTTAGAACTTTACAAGGTGACCAAACTGCTGCATACACTCCAATGGGTAATGGTAGCTCTTGGGGTAAGAATGTCGAAAATATCGACAGTAATACAAAGAAAAATCAGTCATTTACTGATATTGAGACTGCGAAGCATAATTTGCAAAATGGTCAATCATTTATCGTTAGAATGAAAGATAAAACTGGCGAAAATGAATTTGGTCACGTTGTAATTATTTCGAAAGACAACGCTGGTAAGCTAATGTCCACATCTGATGCTATTCAAGATAATTGGAGTACTGGTTGGCAAGCATATAAAGATTCTTACAAATACGAATATGACGTGATAGATTTGGAGAAAAATTATAATCCAAGAGCAGGGTCATAAATACTAAGTAATGGCCGATTATACATACGATCAATTAAAAGAAAGTACTGAATTAGATAAGGGTGTAATAGAAACCTATAAAAATAGTGACACTGCTATTGGTAAATCGATATACAATCAAGCAAAGCACGATATAGAAGCTAATACAGTATCGCTAGATGAAAAACAAGCTGCTGCTAAAGATAAAATTTCTTACCTAGAACAACAAAACGAGCTTACATTACAACTCTTAAATATTCCAGGTGGCGAGTACAAAGCTCAATTAGCAAAATCAATTTCTGACAATAATTTGCAAATTGATAATTTAAAAAAATCAATTTCTGACAATAATTTGCAAATTGATAATTTAAACGCGAGTATTGATGGTGCTACTTATAGTCATGACAATGAACAGTATTATGAAAAGACTGATGAAGCAACAAGTGTAGAATTAACTGCACCTGAAGCACCTCAAGATGCAACGTATGTCGCAAAAGTAGATGACTCACTAAAATACGAACTTTTCGTGAGTTCGGTAAATGCTACCAAAATGACAAACAAGTTTGATAATGCGCTAGAAGAATTAACTCAAGACGCATTAAATAACGCAAAAGTAAATACACCAAAAGCTGCAGATACAAAACTTGATAAGGATGCTGCTGCAACTGTGAATAATGATTTTGACGTATTTGCAGATGCTAATATTGATAGCAGAAACTTACAAGCAAGTTATGATGATCCAGCAATTAGCAAATACATTGAAGATTTAAACGATGATGTTGCGATAAATCATATCTTTAGCAATACATTTTATAGAATTCCAGCAGTACCGCATTGGGCATATTCAGTTGATTTTATTCCAACTACAGAATTGCTTAATTCGATTAAGACAATTGATGTATATACTTTATCAAAGTTCTTAACAAAATCTGTAATTTCATTAACGCTACCTGCTCGTGAAATGACTTCTACTGTTTCTAACTATAAAGGACTTTCAGTAGAATTACCAGCAAGAGCTAAAACTTCTGGCGAATTGTCATTTACATTTGCAGAAACAGAAAGTTTTATTATTAGTGAAATTCTAGAACAATTGTTAAAGTATGCTCGTAATGATATGTTCTATGAATTTGATAGCACAATTATTGCAAACTATTTGTCAAATACTAAAAATACTGATATTAAGCAATATGCTGACAATATTGACATGATGAATTCTGCAATTGCTGCATATAGAAAGTTCATTGAAAATTATGCACATGAATTCAACATTCTTGTTAAACTTTATAGAGCAGCAGATACTAAAGCACTTGGAGATACAAAGAAGAATGAATATCCGACATTCGTATATTTCTTTAAAGGATGTGATGTAGCAAGCGTAAAACAATTTAAATTAGATTACAATTCCGATAAACCAATTGATATTGGTGCATCTTTTATGTATCAATATTTTGAAGAAATGACATACGAGGAATACTTGTTGCGTTATGGTGGATGGAATGATGGCCTTGATGATCCATTACTTGAAGCAAGTCAGGAAGAAATGATTGCTGCTGCAGAAGCGTCAAATCCTCTTACTCTTGTTACACATAGAGATGTTTATAACGTAAACTTAGAACGTTCGTAAAGTAGGTAAATATGGCAGAACAACAATATGAAGCAGCAGCAATTGAAGCAGGCGTACAGTCATTAAGCGATGTGCAGTTACTTACTTTATATCATCAAATTCAAAACACTGATGGTGGTGACTATAATGCAAATTTGGTAGCTGCAGTAGAACAGCGTGCAAATAGAATTCTTGATGCAGATGCACAACTTGCAACATTAGATGATGGAACTACTATTAACGCTACTGACTTCTTGTATGGTGGTAATCTCGCTGAAGAAAGTACAAAGAATGCAGATGAGTATAATGCTACTATTGCTAATGCATTGAATACAATTGCAAATAATTCTAAACAAGCGCAAGAAGACTTGAACTGGTATCGTGAAAATTATGCAGAAGCACAAAACAAATTCCAAGAAGCAGCTGCAACATTCGCTAAAGAAACTGGAACTACTGAAATTTCATTTGAACAAGCAGCAAATCAATCAGAAGGTACACCAGATTGGGTTAAAAGCATTCAAGAAGATTTAAAAGACCAATATGGTCAAGATGATTCCGGCGAAGTAGATACAAGTAATATGTCTGATGAATCTATTGAAGCTTATAAGACAATGGTTGCAATTATAAATGAAATGCAAATTCACTCATTTGTAGGTAGTGATCATGCTATTCAAAATGCTGGAATGAAAAAGTATGACGATAAGACTGTAACTTCTTATCGTGGTTCTGGAACAGGTGGTGAAGTAGACAATCTAGAAGGAATTGGCGAATCTGATTCTGGTTCTGGCATTGGAAAAGGTGGCAATGGAAAAGGAAATGGTTCTGGCTATGGCAAAGGTGATGGCGATGGTTTAGAAGAACAACTTTCTAAAGCAAAATCTAGCAAGTCTGGTGATGTAGACGTTGATTCAGTATTCTCAAAGAATCCTATCAATGACAATACAGCTGATGATATTGCTGCATATATGACTGCTATGGCGAGTGAACCACAGATAAATCATATCTTTAGTAATACTCATTATGGTGTTAATGCAGTTCCTGAATGGTCTTTCTCAGTTGATTTCATTCCTTGCACAAAGACAGTAACTTCATTTGTAAATTTGACAGAACTTAAATTGTTGACAAAAGCAATTCAAACTATTACTGCAAATGAAAAGACTGTAAACATTCAGAAGTTAAATTATCTTGGTTTATCTCATCCTTTCTTTACTAAAATGAGACAAACACACGGCGATTTAAACGTCACTTTTGCTGAAAATGAGGAATATCAGGTTACGAGATTGTTAGTAAAGCTGCTAAAATATGGCAGTTTTGTGCCAAGTTTTCCAACTTATGAAATTGTTGATGTAGTAGATACAAATGAGATGAGAAAAGCAATTTTGAATGATACAGACTTGATCATGACACATGCACCTTCAGACGATGAATCTCCTGCTTATAAATTGAATGCTGCAGTACTTAATAAAGATACTGCAGGTGAAATTCCTGATGGAGAATTCAATAAGCTTTCAAAAACTAACAAATACTTATTTGATATTGTGTTGAAGTTGTATAGACCATGTGATGCTCATGCATTTGGTGACAACAAAAAGAATCATCCGCAATACATTTATCATTATCATAAGTGCTGGATTAAAAACCTTGGAAGTATTGAATTGAATTACAATGATGATACTCCAATTGATAGAGAAGTTGTATTCTCATATCAGTATTTGACAACTAGCACATACGATGAATATCTTGCTAAGTATCTTTCTCAACCTAGAGAAGCTTCTCAGGAAGAAATGATAAATTATTTTGAAAATATTCACGACTTGCATGAATTGCTAGATTTGGATTTGGATGACGAATTTGTTGATAATACTACTATGAATCGTTCTCCTGCTAATATGTCAGAAGATGCAGCTAGAGATTTCGTAGAAACGTACGCACCAAAAAATCAGCAAAACAGTATGAATGGCTATAGCAATTATTTGAATAGAAAAGCTACTACAAGAGGATATTAAATCTTGTGGTCAATAATCGACCAATAATACAAATCGTACTGTAACTGTAAGGTAACTGTAAGTTTACTGTTGCTTTCATAGTTTAGTTCATCTGCGCTTAACTCAACAACATGAACGTTTTGAAGAGTTAACTGTTTCTGAACTGCATTACTTGCATCACTAGAAAGTAAAGTAATTTCGACTTTATCGAATTGACGATATTTGTCCAAATACGCGCGTGTAAACAATTGTGAACCTGTATTTGGGTCCATGTACATCATATTCAAGACATTATACAATGGGTTATACATCGGATGTGTATTGAAACGCATTGTAATTGTACCAGTAGTGTCTCTACCAGTATTGTATGAACGACGTGAGTTCATAAAGTTTCTTGTCGAAACTATATCTTTGAAAGTAGGAAGTTGTGTGGAAATTAACTCTTCTGGTAAAATTTCCAAAGAGTCATTTTCAGAACCATCATACGACAAATAAAAACGCACACCAAAACGCCAAACTTGATGAGGCGTAATAGGTGATGTCATAGCCATATAATGAACGTTGCTTCCAATAAATGCTGCCATAATGAGTCCTTACTGATAATTTCCAAACATTGTATCTATTGCATTTGGTGGTGTTGCAGGTTTGATTGATTTTGAGAAAATTGAGGATTAGAAAAATCAATCGAGTAGTCATAATTCTTGTTATTCCATTGTTGTGGAGCTATTGCTGGGTCTTTACGTTGATCTGCTGCCGCACCAGTTTTAGCAACACTTGGTTTTTGAACAGACGATTTAGCGATAGGTTTATTTTGTGGTTTATCCGCTTTAATAGTAGTTTGTTCATTTTTCTTAGCAATAGTTTCTTCGCCTTTCTGTTGTGTATTCACAAGATTGTTAACCAAATTGTAACTATCGTTTGTTTTATCATATCCGTTTCTTGTATCGCTAACAATATCATTCAAGCTTGACATATTAGGATTGTAAATTTTCTTATATGATTCGAAAGCAAAAGTTAGTCTGTAAGTTGGTAAATCGTCAGAACCGTAATTCAAGTCATAAACTTCATAATTAACTAGTCTGCAAAAACCAAATTGATAACGCATTACTGTATTGTGTAAATCATTTGATAACACATCTACTGCAATAACATCAATCCAACCGTTATCCACGTATTGCATATCGTATGAGCCACCATCAGCAATATTTCTACGAATGATCAATTTTAGCAGCTTTTCGATCATAAAATCGTTAGTTTCTGCTAAAGTTAGAGTAACAGTTGGATTTTGCGAATAATCTGGCAAAATAACTTTAAAAGTATTATTGCCCACTTGATGAGATTCGACTTTATATTTGTAAGCTGGTAAATCTACATTCGTACATGTATACAATTCTAACAATCTATCGTCTACTGCACCATTTTCAAAAGGGTTGTATTCGTCAGTTAAAGTACCACTTTTGTCCCACGCGTTTGAAACAGCAACTTTCTTGTTTTTCTCATTACGCTGCTGCAAGTTATGCATATAAACTACATAACTATCAGATAATTTAACTGTCTTTAAATCATAATAATTGTCAACTATCATATATAATACGCTTTATATATTTATATAGCGAAACCTGTCGCTGTTTCTTGACACTTTCTATAAATATATAAAACGTTATTGGAGTTAATAATTATGCATTTTAAAGATTACGTAACAAAAGAATTAAAAGAATCAGTTTCTTTAAACGAAAATATCCAGGACTATGGATATACGACAACTTGTAAAGCACAAGCACCTTTCACTGAAGCGCATAGACACACATACTATGTCAATTCTTACGGTTTTGGTTGGACAGGACATGCTTCAGATGGCTATGCGCACATTCATCAAATCATTGATGGTAATGTTGTAGCAGAAGGTGATAATCACACTCACGATCTTGAACCAGCAATTAAGCGTTCATCTGATGCAGAAGCAGGCGTAGATCCAGTAAGAGTTCTTGAAGATCCTTATGTAGGTGCTACAAATACTGCAAAAGCTTCTGTAAAAATTAAAAAGAAAAGATAATTGATGGCTACTCACTTTGCTCAAGAATTTGCTAGAATATTTAGCACGACAGGATGTTCGATCGCAGGTTATGATTGGAATCAGAACCACTATTTCGATCCGAACTCGGACTGTTATGCTGCTGAAACTGCATTGATGAGCGAATTGACTTCAGAAGCCTATAATCAATTTGGTTTCGAAGTAGAGTACTACATTAAACAGATTTCGACTAAACGTGATAAACTCTATGGAGAAGATGCGTTAGAAAACATTGTAAGAAGATTCAAACTTTCTGTTTATACAACAGAAGTTCCACAAATGCAGAAACAATATCAACTTCAAGGTATGTATTATGCAGACGTGGTTCAATTACAATGCTCAATTCAACACTTCAAAGAAGCTTCTGTTTTGGATTATTTGACAAATACTGCAAAATATGCAGAATACTATCCAAAAATTGGCGACTTGATGTATTTTCCGTGGAATAAAACGTTCTATGAAATCGTCAATGCAAAAACATTTTCTGACGGTTCCACATTCTTATCTGTACCAATAACGTTTGAGTTTATTCTCAAGGTATGGAAGCCAAGTCATGAAGATGTTGACATTATGCAGAAAAACGAAGATAAAATGCCAGAAGTTACTGACATTGCATCTCTTGGTGAAGCTTTAGATATTGAACTAAACGGAGTTAATGTCGTTAGCGCTGACTTAGTCGATAAAGAAAAAGGAAAACCTTTCTCAACTTCCGGCGATGTGTTAGCAATAAATAATTCATTGAACGGATTAGATGTGCCATATCGTAATGGAAAGAGCATTAACGAACCTATCTATCGTAAATCCGACTTTACGAATGATATTTTTGATCCATTTGAAAATTAGAGTATAAATACTATATTAGGAGATTAACTATTATGCCTACATTCATGAGTTTCTTAAAAGAAAATAATTTTAGCAGTTCTGACGTTTTCGATGATGAATTGGAACGTGAAGAATATGCAAATTCACACGATGATGTTTACAATATTATCAAGTCATACTTCGAAAAGACTAGCAAGAATGGTAAACAAGCTATGCACAATTTAGGTGCAGACATTGCAAATGCTTATGCTAAGTATTTGTCAGAAGAATTTATTGACGAAGAAGCATTTAAGAATGATGACGTTAAGTTGAAATATATGAACGCAGTTCGTGACAAGGTTGCTGAAGCTTTGAAAGAAAAGATGACTGATTTCTTTGAAGGTGCTGGTCAGACTGCTGATGAAATTCGTTTGACACTTCCTGTCAAGTAAGGCTAAAACGTTTATACAAACGATTTATAATTCAGGAGTTTAAATGCGCCCACATCCACCAATGCCACCTTCGCCATTTCCTCCGTACCATCAATGGTATTCGGATGTTGAACCAGCTTATGAAAAACCGGCCGAATGTGAGTGTCATTTTCCTCCAATGACAGATAATTGCATTTGTGTAACAGAAGAAGATGTTTATCGTTGGAATAGCACATATAGCGCATTTTCCGCATTAATAGATTCAGAAATTGATGTTAGTGCTATTACTTCTGCTGCTCAAGTTGCAGTTTCATCTTACTTATGGAATCAAACACATACTGCAGTTAGTTCATATTCCGGCTTATGGAATTCTGTTTCTGCAGTATCTGCAAAGACTGATATTTTAGCTGATGATTTGGTTGAACTTTCAGGTCAATTCGTAAATCACAAACATTACGTTGATAATGAAACAATTGTTGGTGATGGTACAGAAGCTTTCCCATGGCAGTTAGCAACAAGTGCTTTCTCTGGTTATACAGAAGATTATGAAAAAGTAATGAAGGCAGTCCAAGAATTAGAAAATTCGATGGATATCTGCAAAGATGACATTACTAAAAGTCTTTCTGAATTATCAGGTGGTCATGTACAAAACTTTGAGTTGATTATGCAGATTATTGGTCGAGTTCCAAATTCTGGAAACGTTCCAATGGTTTGGTCATACGAACCTGACATGCGTTCTAGCGCTTATGATTCGTTTACTGGCAAAAATACTCAAAACTGGATTTACTTTAACACATATAGCAGTGAACAATAATGGAACAATCAGTCTTAAACATTATTTCGAAAGGTGAGCCATTGTCAATCGTTGCGTTACTCGCATGTATTACAATTTATGTTGTTATTCATTATCAGCGAAAGAATACTGCTGAATCTCGTGATTCAGAAATTATGACAGTAACATCTGGAATGAAAAACTTAAACGATGAATTAGCGCACACTAAATCTGCTGTTGATAATTTACAAACAGTTATAAATGAAGTAGAAATAGAAAAGAAACTTTTACAAAAAGACGTTGACTTAATAAAGTCAGAACACATTGATATAAAAACAGATATTAAAGAAATGAAGAACACATTAAATAATATGGCATTGTCGCTCGAAAGAATTGCTGCCAAGTATGATAATTGTAGTGCACCTACTACGAAAAAGGGTTAAACATGGGACTATTAAACTACATTGAGAAAAATTCTGACATTTTAACAAGTACAAGAGATAAGAATCCTTTGTTCTATATCTTAGTTGTAGGTAAAATGAAGAAAGGAATGCGCACAGTTGATCTTGAAACTGACTTTGTACTTAAACAGGCATTCCAAAAATCTGAATGGCTTTCTAAGAAGCTTGGTTCAGAAACAGTTAAAATTTTGCACGATAACTGGCTGCCAGGTAACGTAATTATTAAATTCGAAGAATCTACAAAGAAGAAACCTGATGCAGTTGTTAAGCAGATTTTCGAAGAAATGCGTAAATATTTGATGTCTACTGCATTATCATTTAAAGAAGCTTTGAAAATTGAATCTGCGTTTAAAGAATATGTTAACTCTAAAGAATTAGAAGATTATTACGTATCAATTCACTAGTCGTGATATAAATATTATAATTGGAGATTAAATTACTATGGCACTTAAAACTTTTAAAAAATATACTGCAAAGCTTAACGAAGGCTTCTTAGATGATGATAATGAAGAAGCACTAACTGCTGATAAGTTCACTGGCGTTAAAGAAGGTGATGAAGAAAATCCATTCCCTGCTGAAAATGATAACGACGAATTGTCATTAGACTCACCTAATGACGAAAACGACTTTGATTTGTCAGATGAAATTGGTTCAGTAGAAGCTGAAGATGATAAAACTGAAGAAGAAGATTTAGCAGACTTGAAGCTTGATGAATTGTCTGATGACGATGACATTAAGGATTCTGGTGACGAAAAAGCTGAAAAAAAGAAAGCTGAACAGGAAACTGCAGAACGTACTGCAGATACAATGGATCAGTTGAAAGATGCTATCGCAACTCTTACAACAAAGATTGAAGCTTTGACTGACAAGGTTGATAATTCTGGTGAAAATGCAGAAGGAACTGAAGGTGGTGACGAATTAGGTGGCGACCTTGGTGGTGATCTTGGTGGAGAAGGCGGAGACTTAGGTGGTGGTTCTGAAGGCGGCGACCTAGGTGGAGGCGATTTAGGTGGTGACCTTGGCGGTGAAGGCGAAATCAGCGACAATCCAGAAGGTGGTGAAGGAACTGAAGGCGGTGAAGGTTCTAGCGAAGGTGGCGAAGGCGACCTTGGCAATGAAAATTCAAACGAAGGTTCTGATGAAGATTTCGGCGAAGATGAATCTGATAACACTAAGTCAGAAGCTTACAACTTCCATATGAAGAAAGGTAAGCTATTGAACAGCAAAAGCGGTTCACTCATTGGTAAAGCTGTTAACGAAAAACTTTACGACTTAGATGAAGACTTCATGAATATTGTTAAAGCTAAGATTCGTAAATTGATTGAAGCTAAGAAGTTAGAACTACGTAACAAGAACTTCTAAGCATTACATTTTAATCTCCGTATAAATGATAATCACCGAAGAAATTCGGTGATTTTTTGTTAAAACTGCAACTTTCTCAGTTCAAAATTTTTATTTATATTTTATATCGTCAGATAAGAAAAGAAAGGATTGTATTATATCGTAATAAATAATAATTATGGAAGATATTGAAATTATTAGAAATCAACGTGATATATTGTTCAATGCATGTAAGTCAGTCGTAAAAGATAAGAAATGTCCTGATTGGATATCTAAAGTGTTAACTACTGCTGCATTAAATGCTAAACAATTACAAAAAGATGTAGTCGTTAAAACAGAAATGCCTTTATCTACAGAGTTGAAACTTGATGCAATTGTAAAAAGTAACATTGTTAAGGACAATTGTATTTATAAAATCGTAAATGTTGGACCTGAAATTCAAGGAGTTCAGCTCTATGATGTAGTTATAGTAAAAGGTAACGCTAGTAATCCAGAAGGTAGCGTTATTCATAATGTACCAAGTACATCACTTGTTACTGCAAGTTAAATGAAGCCTGTCACTCTGCTAAAGCAGAGGACTTTCCAGCGTGGCAAGCGGTAGAACCACTCGCTATGACTGATTCCTGCTCAAGAGAACTAATGTTCTCAGTATCAACAAGCTTTAGAGATTTATCTCTTCCCGACCTTCCATCGGTATCTCTACTAAAAATCCTATCAGTAGGGCAAGTACCAATAGGATATAGCTATTTCTAGCTTTTAAACTTATTTCCTATCAATAGAATCTTGCCCATTCTAATAATCTATATTATATTATATTATATTATATTATATTATATTATATTATATTATATTTATATAAGTTATATTTTGAAAATTGTATATTTGTGCCAATTCATATCACTTTGCTGAAGCAAAGGATTTTTCTTAGCACAAGTTAAATAAATTATTTACGTTAATTTTCTGAATGAATGTCCATTCAGATTTATTTGTATAAGGAACGCAGAATATTTTACAGCTAGCGTTACTCATTGACATAATTTCTGGATTGAGAATATTTATCAATTTCCAGTTACGTAATCTAATAGCAATAGCATCTCTACGCATCAAATCTTCTTGCGATACATTTCCAAATCCTGGTAATCCATTTTTAGCAGTTGCGAATTTAAACAACTGTTTAAAATGTGTTAAATACATGTTGTTAAACTGCTTGAACAAATGACAAGTTTGATAAAGTTTTTTGTGCTTAATGTCAGGAATACCCATTCTAGAAAGAGTTTCAACTAAAATTCTTTCATCTACTAATAAAGAAATTGATAATAATTCATTATTCATAATATCACTACGTCTTTTCTATTCTCTTTTGTTGTTGAATACCGTTAACACGACGTAGCATAAATGCTTTTAATCTTTTTGCCTTTGCATTGGCATCTACTGCTCGAATTTTTGATGCTATTTTTGCTTTTCTACTCATTAAATCATGTTCTGCTTTTGAATGTCCTATTTCAATGCTTTTACCATTTTTGAGTGTACGTACTTTCAAATTTTTCTTATCTGTTTCATAGTGAGATTGTCTCACTTTACCGTCGTGAATATCTCTTCCGACTTTATGCAAAGTTTCATTTAATTCGTGTTCAACATATTCTGAAAATTTCATATTATATTTATGTGTGTGTGTGTACAGTTGAACCTTATGTTATTATATTATTCACATGAAAAATTTGACAAAAGAAGAATTATTGAAACTACAACAATATTATGTTAAAATTTTCATCAATTCACGTTATGACTTCGTAGCAAGTCCTAAGTTCGAGTTGTATGATGCTAAAAATAATTACAAATAATTTTTGTGTACAAACGAATTTGAAATTATTATACTTTAATTACTAGTAAAACAAAAACAATAAATCCACAAAAAACAAAAGGAAAAAATAAATGAAACTTCTCAAAGGTTATAAAAACGGAAATCACATCGTAAAAATTTTCGACGATGGTACTAAAATAAAAGAAACTGGACACTTTGAAGCAGTGTGTCTGCCTGGTATGAAAGGTGGATATAAGAAGTGGTTACCTTCTGATGAAGATCATTTCACTTATGATTTTCCTGAAAATGCAGATATCAAGATCACTGATTACTGTGATGCTGGATGTGCATATTGCCATGAAAATAGCACTGTCAAGGGTGTTCATGGTGATTTAAGACGCATTGAAAAGACTTTGGATAGTCTTCATGCTGGCACTGAAATGGCAGTTGGTGGTGGTAATGCACTTGCTCATCCTGATTTGATTTGGTTCCTTGAAAAGCTTAAGTCTAAGGGTGTTCTTGCAAATATTACTATCAACCAGAAGCATCTCAGACCTTACAAGGATTTGATTTGTAAGCTTGTTGCTGAAAATCTTGTTCATGGAATTGGTGTTTCTCTTGTCGATTCTTCGAATAAGGACGATTTCGACTTCATTGATACGCTTGGCAATAACGTTGTAATTCACGCTATTGCTGGTGTTCTTGATGAAAAGGATTTTGACGTTCTTAAGGGTCGTAAAATCCTTA